AAGGGCTACATCCTGCGCAACCCCGATAAGTGCGGCATCAAGGACCAGTGGGGCATCCTCAAAGTCCTTGTGGGAGAGCGGATGACGGTGAGCCGGAGTGCAGGCCACTGCTATGCGGAGACCGCAGACGGCATCATCGCCCTCGGCTCTGCCTACCTCGCAGAAGACCCCCGCCATGTGGATGACAGCATTCTGGAGCCTCATCTGGCAGAGGAAATCGCCTGCAACGGCTTCGGCACGGTTCAGGTCGGCGACCATGAGGAGCCGGAGAAGATCGTGGTAGAGTGTCTGGAATGCGGCGGCATCCTGCTGGAGGTGGAGAACCCCAACGCCCGGAAGGGTGATGCCGAATGAGGTACGGAACCTGTTTTCTGTGCGGAAAGACCGGTTGGCTGGAGGAGCACCACGTCTACCCTGGGCCGTTCCGGGACAAGTCCGAAAAGTATGGCCTGAAGGTGGGCCTGTGCGGCGAGAGCTGCCATCGGAACGGTCGGTATGCGGCGCACCAGTGCAGGGAAACCTCCGATGCCCTGAAGCAGTTCTGGCAGATCAAGTACATGATGGCCCACAAAGCCAGCGTCGCAGACTTCCGGGCGGCATTCGGGAAGAACTATCTGGAACTCGACTACTACGATGATGAAAGGAGATACCCTATGAACATTATTGCCATCAGCGGCCGCTTGACACGCGACCCAGAACTGCGCACCACTCCCAACGGAAAGCCCGTGGTGGAGTTCACGGTTGCGGTTGACCGGCCCGGCGTTAAGGACCAGACGGACTTTATCGACTGCGTGGCGTGGGAAAAGAAAGCTGAGTTTGTCGCCCGGTATTTCAAGCAGGGAAAGCGTATCGAGGCAAGCGGTGTCCTTACCACACGCACCTACGAGAAAAACGGGGTGAAGCGCAAGCGGACGGAGGTTCGCTGCGATCAGGTCTTCTTCGGCGAGTCCAAGAAAGATAGCGGCTCCACCCCGCAGACAGCGCCGGACCCCACGAACGACGATTTCCGCCCGCTGCCCGATGATGATGACATCCCGTTCTGAGAAAGGAGAACACATGGAAGAAAATAAGAATCCCCTTATGGGGCGTGTAGTAAAGATTCCCGCACAGTTGGTTGGCGTTCCTGATGGAGTCCAGATGACGGTGAATGCAACTATGACCACCTTCGCGGCGGTTGACGGGAAACCGGCCGGTATTGAAAGCAAGGAAACAGCGGAGTGCAATATGTACGCCGGTTATACGCTCGGAACGGTATCGTTCTCTGTTCACTGCGAGAAACCTGTTATGGTGAGCGTCCGTCTGGATGAGTTGATGAGACTCTTGCAAGCTGCTGCTGTATGTCACCACGAGCAGGAAGACAAGAAGAATGCTGAGGAGGAAAAGGCATGAGAAAGCTGTTTACGTCTGAGTCTGTGACCGAGGGTCATCCCGACAAGGTGTGCGACCGTATCTCTGATGCGGTGCTGGATGCAGTGCTGGCTGTTGACCCGAACGGCCGGGTGGCCTGTGAGACCTGCTGCACCACCGACACGGTGTTCATCGCAGGCGAGATCACGAGCAAGGTCGATGTGGATATTGAGGGCATTGCCCGGCGGGTCCTGCGTGACATCGGCTACACCGGAGGCTCGTCCGGCTTTGATGGGAACACCTGCAAGATCGAAGTGGCAGTCCATAAGCAGTCCCCCGATATTGCGATGGGTACAGGTGACGATGTAGGAGGCGCAGGCGATCAGGGCATGATGTTCGGCTATGCGTGCAGTGAGACCGAACAGCTTATGCCGCTGCCCATCATGCTTGCGCACCAGATGGCCTACAGGCTCACCCAGAGGCGCAAAGACGGGACCATCCCCTTTATCCTCCCCGATGGCAAAACGCAGGTAACGGTGGAATATGGGGAGGATGGGAAGCCCTCACGCATTGACACCATCGTCATTTCCACCCAGCACTACGAAAATGCAACAGAAGAACAGCTTCTGGAATCTCTGACGGAGCACGTCATCACCCCGATCCTGAAGTATGCCAAGCACTTTGCCGGTGTCTATGGTGGTGACCTTGACATTGATACCTACGACCTGTACATCAATCCTACCGGGCGTTTTGTGCAGGGTGGCCCTGCGGCAGACACCGGCTTGACCGGGCGGAAGATCATCGTGGACACCTATGGCGGTTATGCTCCCCACGGCGGCGGGGCATTCTCTGGCAAAGACCCCACAAAGGTTGACCGCAGTGCAGCGTACATGGCCCGGTACATTGCCAAGAACATCGTGGATGCCGGAATCTGTAGCCGGTGTCAGGTACAGCTTGCCTATGCCATCGGTGTGGCCGAACCCGTGTCCGTCCGCATCGACACGTTCGGAGGAGCAGATGAGGAAAAGCTGGTCAAGGCTGTACAACAGTGCTTTGGTCTGACTCCCCGCCAGATCATCAAGCATTTTGACCTGCGCCGTCCCATCTACGAGCAGACATCCGCCTACGGTCATTTCGGCTGTGTAACAGGAATCGTTCCCCCGTGGGAGAAGACCGACATGGATGAGCAGCTGTGGAAAGCGTACTGTCAGGAATAAGCTCACCGGAATAGCAGAAGCGTAAGAGTAAGGGCAAGCCGCTTCTCCCCGGAGGGGGAGGGGCGGCATAGCCCGTTATGGGAGGTTTTGATATGGCACAGGAAGACATGAACATTACCATTTCCCCGGAAATGTTGCAGGAGATCATCCGGGTCGCATCCGAAACGGCCATCGAAAAGTATCAGCGCGAGGCTGAGAAAAGCCGGAAGGCCGTCAGGGACAAGCGCCTGCATAACACCAAGCTGCTGCTTCAGAACTACCACTGCTTTGTAGAACACAGCAAGAGCGCTGTATATGAGGCTAGCCAGCTCTCGGAAGACGATGACTTCGAGGAGTTGATGGAGGAGCTGATGAGCCAGACGGATGGCAGGGTGAGGGTCCCCGTCGTGAGGAGTATTCAGGAGAGTGCTGCCCATACCCGCATCATCGTGCAGCACATTGACCGTATGCTGGAATGCTACAAGTTCATCTGCGAACACGCCAAGCGCTCGGAAGAAATGCGCCGGTATCGGACAATTTACAGCCTCTACATCGCAGACGAACCGAAGAATCAGCAGCAGATTGCTGATGAGGAACAGATTGACCTCTCGACGGTGTTCCGCGACCAGAAAGCAGGCATTTCCAAACTGAGCGCCCTGATTTTCGGGTGGCTCGAATGATTTTTTAGCAAAATTGCAAAAAAGTTGCCATTGACGTGCAATTACCGATGTGGTAAGATACGAAGCGTGAACCGATGTGTCACTCCGAAAAAACCGTGAGCGGCATATCCCGCCTCGCATCAAGCTGTAAAGCCAAAATTTTCGCAACAGAAGCCAAACCGATTGACTCCGGTGGGTAAAGGGTTAGAATGAAGATAGGCCCAAAATCTTACCGAAAAGGTCAGGAGGTGCGACAGATGGAACGAAAATCCGATAAAGTTAGACGTCTGGTTGCAGACGGCGACTTCAAAGGGGCTTTGCGGATTGCAAAGGACTTCAGGCTCGGCATCACGAAGGAGCAGTCCTCCACGATGACAAGAGCGTATGAGTGCATGGTCCACGGAAGATTCTACAAGCAGCTCGGCTATGATCTCGATGAGAAGATAGCTGAGGGCGTGAAGATTCTGGTGGGCTTGTACGGAAGGAGCGAGGCACATGATTTACACCAGCCGGTACAGTAACCCGGAACTCAAGACCGGGAACTACACAGTCGTTGGGATAACACGGGGAGCGCCTAAGTTTCCCCTTCGGTATACGCTTGCAGGCAACATCATGGAGATCGCGCCGCCGGGTTATCTGTTCAACGAATACAACCGGGAGCGGTTCACGCCGCCCTACTTCCAGCACATGGACAGAGTAGGGACGGCGCGGATTGCTCAGATTCTCCAGCACTATGAGGACATGGGCAAGCCCGTGGTGCTTTGTTGCTACGAAGATGTCCGAAAGCCCGGAGAGTGGTGTCATAGACTGGTGTTCGCAGAATGGTGGCTCCAGAGAACAGGCGAAATGATCGAGGAGTTGCCTGACCCGTCACCAAACAAGTGGGCGAAACAGCCTGAACCGCAGAAAGCGGTTGAGCCTGATGCAGTCCAGATGAAAATGTGGTAATACCCGCCGATAGCTCAGAAAGTAGAGCACCTGACTCTTAATCAGGGGGTCGCACGGTTCAATCCCTGCTCGGCGGACCAACCATAGGGAGTCATGTTGGAAACAGCATGGCTCCCATTTTTTATGCCTACGAACAAGGGTTTTCCAGACGTTCACGTCTTTGGAAACAACCCACCCTCTGGAAAGCAACTGCTCCAGTCGAAACCAGAGGGGCAATTTTGAAAGAAAGGTCGGTGATATGAATGGCAAAGTTCCAGAACCCCGGAGCGTTCTTCCTCGGAACTCTGGTTGCTCAGGAGCAGAAGTTCCTGAAGCCGCTGATTGAAAACGCCCGCAAGCAGGGGTACACCCGGTTCGTTGAGCCGTGCGCCGGCGCTTTCGCCATGTCGCACATCGCGGCGCAGTGTGGGTACAAGCCCAGCGAGATTGAGGCCAGCGACGTTTCGATGTTCACCTCCATCATGGGATATGCCATCACGGGCCAGTCCCTTGAGGAGCTGGAAATCAGAGCGGACGGCTTCACGAATGAGGAGCTGCTTGACCCTGCGGTTGCGCTCTATGCACAGTTGTACCTGCGGACTGTGAAGAACGCCGGGAAGGAGTACTTTTACGGCATCATGCGCGATCTGGAATACCGCAAGGAGGAGCATCTGGCGGAAATCCGCGCACAGCTCGACAGGGCCAAGCAGTCCTTGCATGGGATGAGCTACCGCCCGCTGGATATGTGGAAGCACCTTGAAACGTGCTATGATGACCCCCACTGCCTTGTGGTTGCAAACCCGCCCACCTATGCCGCTGGATTCGAGAAGTGGTACGACACCGGCGGGCGCATGACGTGGAAAGAACCTGAGTACGGCATCTTTGACCCCAAGACCGGGCTGAACGATCTGTACGACAAGATGAACGATGCCAAGTGCCTTCTGATGTGCTACGAGGAGAACGCCCCGGGCCTCACTGCCGGGCATCCTGTCTTTGCTCGGTATGGTGTGCGTGACGGCATCAATGTGTACCTGACTACCAACCGCCCGGATGAGGCAACCATGCTTGCCGAGGGTAAAATGATTACCCGCCCGAACGAGGGCAAGCTGGAGCCGCTGGATTGCAGCATCCTGCCGCGTGATTATGAAATCACCCGCAAGAGCAAGATTCAGATTACCCAGATCGAGCGCACCGCCGCCCAGTATTACAGAAAGCTCTGGACGCACAACTTTGTCGGTTCGTCTGCGCCTATCAACATGGCCGTCCTCATCGACGGAAAACTGGCAGGCGTGTTCGGACTGGATAAGTCGGCACTCACGATGGGTGCCTTCGGTACGCAGGTTTCCGATGCTGTGTTCCTCATGTACGGCATGACCGTTCCCCATAAGACCTACCGGCTGGGGCGGCTTCTGACCATGCTTGCACAGAACAGGCCGCTGATTATGAATATCTGCACGGATTTGGAGAAGGAAAAGGCCAAGTCCCTCAAGACGGTGCAGATGACCAAATACCCGGAGGCTAAGGAAATGCGGGGGCTGATGGAGTTGACCAAGAAAGTCCCGGATAAGAAGATGGGCTACCGGCTCACATACGAGTCGCCCTTGTACGATAGAAACGCCAAACAGGCATTGAATGAATGGTTAGGGAGGGAAGAACGATGGCAGAAACAGCGCGAGAAAACCAAGTCAGCAGCGCAGCCGTAAAGTATGAAACGGTCGCCGACATGGGTTCCGGTCTGGTCATTGCCAAAGTAAAGCTGACCGACTTCCGCGAGCAGGACATCAACGCTCGCATTATGAAGACCGAGATGCAGAAGCAGCTCACCGACAACATCAAAAAGCGGGGCCAGCTTGAAAGCCTCCCGTTCTGCGCACTCATCGACGGTAAGATCGAGATTATCTCCGGCCACCACCGCATCCGTTCTGCAAAGGACAGCGGTGTGCTGACGGAGCTTTTTGTCATTCTGGACACCACCGGCCTGCGGCGCTCTCAGGTGGCCGCAAAGCAGTTGGCGCACAACGCCATCAGCGGCTTTGATGACCAGTCCACCCTGAAGGAAATCGCCAAGATGATCGACGATGTGGACGATATGCTGGAAAGCTACATTGGCAAGGACATCATCGGCGAGCCTATGGCCGAGCTTGAAAAGCTGCTGTCCCCGAAGGTGGAGTTTGACTGGAAGAACGTCACGTTCACCTTCCTGCCGCACCAGCTCCGCGATTTGGACCAGCTTGTGAAGGTTCTGGGTTCCCTCAGCCCCGATATGCTGGGCGTTGCAGATATTGACCAGCACGAGGAGTTCATCGAAACCATCACGAAGTACCAGCAGTTTGCCAACGTCAAGAACACCGGCGCTGCCATCCACGCCATGATTAAGGCCACCGAGTCCCTGTTCGATGACCTGCACTTCGATGAAAGTCAGGAGTGGGTGCAGTTGCCCAACCTGTTCGGCTCTCCGGCCATCCCCAAAGAGGCTGCTGATACCATCACTCAGGCGCTCGACAAGATGGTCAAGGAGGGCGAGATCGGCCCGAAGAACAAGTGGCAGGCCCTTGAATACTGGGCTGCGGATTATCTGGCAGGGAAGTAGGTGATAGCAAATGCCTACGCCTCTAAAGTACAATCCGGCGTACCACGATGACTGGGCATGGTCGCTTGCTATCAAGGGCGCAACCGATCAGGACATTGCCGATGCCTTCCATGTTTCGCGTAGAACCATCATCCGCTGGCGGCAGACGTACCCGTCGTTCAATGAAGCCTGCCAGCACGGGAAGGAAGTCGCCGATGCAAAGGTGAAGCGGTCGCTGTATGAACGCGCCGTAGGCTTCGAGTATCAGGAAAAGGAAAGCGTCATTGACGTAGACCCCCGGACGGGCGAACAGAAGCCGGTGCGGGTCCGAACGCTCACCAAGAAAGCCGTCCCCGATACGATGGCGCAGATGTACTGGCTCAACAACCGATGCCGGGATGAGTTCTCCCAGACACAGAAGGTTACGCTTGACGGAGCTGTTCAGACATCCCCGTTCGATAACCTGACGGATGATGAACTCCGCCGTCTGGCTCAAATGGACGAGGGCCTTGATGGCGACGCAGAATAATGTTTCGCCTGCCAAGCGCAAGTACCTCGGCTCCAATGCCCGGATTGCGCTGGCGAAACGGCACTACGCCGATTATGTCCAGTACGTCCACATGGGCAGGTGGAAAAGAGCCAGACACCTTGACCTCGTGTGTGAGAAGCTGGAAAGCATTATGGAGGGAAAGACCAAGCGGCTGATGATATTCATGCCGCCGCGCCACGGCAAGTCCATGACCGTGACCGAAACCTTCCCATCGTTCTATCTGGGAAAGAACCCAGAGAAGCGTGTCATCGAGATCAGCTACAGCGGCGACCTTGCCCAGCAATTCGGCAAGCGGAACCGCGATAAGGTCGAGGAGTTCGGTCCTGCGCTGTTTGGGCATACCATCTCCCAAGTGCAGGCCACCAAAACGAACTGGAACCTCGACAACGGCATGGGCGGCATGATCTCCGTTGGTATCGGCGGCTCCATCACCGGCTATGGCGCAGACCTGCTTATCGTCGATGACCCCATCAAGAACCGCGCTGAGGCTGAATCTGCTACCTACCGCGACAAGCTGTGGGACGAGTACCAGTCCACGGTGAGTACCCGACTGCACGCAGGCGGCGCTGTTATCATCATCCTTACTCGCTGGCACGAAGATGACCTTGCCGCCCGGCTCCTGAACCCGGAGTACGGCAAGGTTGAGGACTGGGACATTATCTCGCTCCCGGCCGTTTGCGAAGACCCGGCTACCGACCCTCTGGGCCGTGAGCTAGGCGAGGCGCTGTGGCCTGCGGGCGGCTACGACGAAGCATGGGCTGCACAACAGAAAGAGACCGTCGGTACATACGCATGGTCTTCTCTGTATATGCAGACCCCCACACCGAGCGCCGGCGGCATGTTCAAGAGAGAGTGGTGGAAACGCTGGGCGGCGCTGCCGTCCGGCCTGCATGACTTCATCCAGTCGTGGGACTGCACCTTCAAGGACAAGGACGGTTCAGACTTCGTTGTTGGACAGGTCTGGGCAAGGAAAGGCGCAGACCGCTATCTGCTCGATCAGGTGCGTGGCCGCATGAGCTTCACGGAAACGCTGGATGCCATGCGCGGGCTTTCCTCCAAGTGGCCCCAGACCACAAGAAAGCTGGTCGAGGACAAGGCCAACGGCACGGCGGTCATCGACGTTCTGAAGAAAGAAATCCCCGGAATCATCCCGGTGGAGCCGTTTGGCGGCAAGGTGGTCCGCGCCCATGCGACCACCGCTGTGGCTGAAGCTGGGAACGTCTACATCCCAGCGGCATCTGCCTGCCCGTGGGTGATGGACTTTGTGGAAGAAATGGCCGCGTTCCCAAGCGGTGCGCACGATGACCAAGTTGACTGCTATTCGCAGGCGAACGCCTACTACAACGACAACACGTTTGATATTCGTTCGCTGATAACGTAAGAAAAGAGGTGAATGCAATGCTGATTATTTTCTCGGTCAATGACCAGAAAATCACCCATGACCTGAAAGGCCAGCTTGTCGCAGGCAGCGTAGACATTGTGCAGGCTGCGTTCAAATTTGACAGCTCGTGGGATGAACTGGACAAGATCGTCGTCTTCACGAGCAGTGCTTGTCCCAAGCCCGTCCCGGTGCAGTTTGCCGATGAGGCGTTCTACATCCCGAAGGATGTGCTGAAGCCCGGCAAGCTCTACGTTTCCGTGGTCGGTTTCGGGCTGGACGGCCGGAAGAAAACTACGCAGAAGTGGGACATCATGCAGGCTATCACCGTTCAGAAGTGCGGCGATGGCGGCGATTGTGACCTGCTGCGATATTTGGCACAAGGTCAGGTCGCCGATGGGAAAGTCGCAAAAGACGAAGAAGTCGAAGATATGCTGGACAATGTGTTCGGCAAGTCGGACACTCCCAAGCCCGACCCCGGAGGCTCCGATTCCGGCGATAAGAACGTCAGTGAGGACGATGTCGCCACTGATAAGGACGTGACCGATATGCTCGACAAAGTATTCGGTTGGTGTCCTCTCGCCCTCGAAAGAGGGCCTTAATTTGTCATAGCGGCATGGAAGCTGCTGTGAAATAAATTTTGGAGGTATTCAAATGCCCGTATCCGCAAGCAAACTTGTAACCCTCGCTCAGTTACAGGTGCAGGCGGAGAGAGTCAAGCAGGAGCTGGCGAAGTACACGCTGGCATCCGAACTTGGTTCCCTCGCCAAGAAGAGCGAAATTTCGGAAGCTGACCTCTCGGCTGCTCTGAAGTCCGTTATTGACGGAAAGATGGATGCAGCAGACAGCATGACGACCGAGGCAATCAACAGTGCCATCGCCACCGCCATTGCAAAGTCTGCTCATGCACGCTTCGAGAAAGTTGAGAAGGTTCCTTCCAACGATGAGGCGCAGGATAATGTGCTGTATCTGGTGATGAATGCTGCCACCGGGTACTACGACATTTACGCTAAGGTCGGTGAGGAAGTCGTCCGTCTGGATGATACCACCGTTGACCTGAGCAACTATGCGACCATCGAACAGCTGAATGCCGTTTCTGGCGGCATTGGCGGCACGGTGTATGCAGGCACGAAGGAAGACCTGTCTGCATCCGATGATTCGGTTATCGCCGCGTATTTCAAGGCGCACACCGACGTGGCCGTCAAGAAGGGCGATGTCTTCGTGGTCACGACCACCGTTGGCAACTCTACCTACGAGAAGTCCGCCTACTTCTACGACGGCAAGGCGTGGGTGGCGATGACCGGCAGCGTGGATGCAGATAAGGTGATCCTGCGGGACGACATTACGTTGGCCGGTGGCTATACGCAGGTCGGCAACCTGACCAAGAGCCAGAACGGCACGGCCACTTTCTCCACCAAAGGCAAGAGCGTTATGGACGCGCTGACTGAAATCT